TCTCACTGAGCACTCTCACGGATGGTGTCAAAGTGCTCAGTGAGAGTGCTCTGACTTTCATTCGTTTTAACTTGGTCCCTATACTGTGTGACTGTCTGTTCCAACTTTGCCAGTTTCTTCAGAAGCGGCGCAGCGATGTCTGGATATTCCTCAGCGAGGGTTTTCAGATCATCATCGTCACCGTCTCGTCCGCTCTGGGCATTAGCCAGTTCAGAACTCAGCTCCGCATTTTGCTGACGTAGCGCTATTACTTCTTTGCGCAAATCCGCCGCTTCTTGCGTCGCCTTTGTCATTCGAGCCTGAGCATTCTTGATACGCTCGTTCGCGAGTTTGATCTGCTGTTGCAGGTCACCTTCGCCTTCATCAGGATCTTGATCGCCGCGATCTTCTTCCTGTGGAATCTCTTCGCCGTCTTCCCCAGTGTCCGCCGATTCTGCGGGTGGGTTTTCATCTTCCTCTGGCTGCGGCGGGGTGTCGGTCTCTTCAGCCTTGGGCTGCTGTTCCGGTCCGTCCTGCTCTGCCATCATCTGTTTCAAAAGTTCGTCGGCTTCTTGCTCAAGCTTCTCAGGGTCTACCTTCATATCTCACCAATGTTTGCGGGTCCGCTACGGAGTGTCCGCGTTTCGTTTAGAAGACGGGTATCTCTTACGAGGTCGTCTTCGCGCTTAAAACCGCTTGCGCGGTATCTTCTAGTTCAAGGATGAAGCGCAGTTCTGCTGCTCTACCTTGATCAAATCTGTGGTCCGGAACGGTCTCCAACTTGTCCCTGCAAGCCTCCAGCCGCTCCGTTAGAAAGATCATCAAGTCCTTCCACTGGGGCTGAGCCGTCAGTTGGAGCACCGCCTGCGCCGCTTGCGGCGAGCATCTGCTGCTGTTGTGCTTGCGCTTCAAGTTGAAGTTCCTTATCCGTCTTGATTACTTCGTCTGGATTAATGTCCATACTCTTTGCAATCTCAGTAAGCAACTCTTTACGTTTTGTTATAGCAACGTCCATAGGATTGCTGATCAAAGACATAAACTGCAGCAAACGCTGTGAGCGAACCTCACGCTGAATGAGCGAGGTACTGCCACGAGCTGTCACATTTAGATCGCCCTTAGCCTTCTCGTTGTCGCTCCACTCCATATTCCAGTGGTAGAGAGACTTGATCAGCGGAATGATCAGATAGTCATCGACGTTCTTAAGCGTCGACTTCAGTGCCACGTTGGCGTTACCCATCAGGATGGACATACCGGTCGCGGTCTTGTTGAGCTGCTGGCCTGCGTCACCGTGCGTGTATGACGGCAGAGAGGTGGTCTCATCCGCGAACTTGCGGAACATCTCGATGATGCTGGTCAGTCCGTTTGCGTTTGCCACCGGCTGGTTAAAGCGGACGGCTGGGGCATTAGGATCGCCGCCACTACGCAGGAAGACTTTCCAAGGATGTAGATCGGTTGGATCTTCACCGGCCTCGAGGAAGTCCATATTGACTTCGACCATTGGGCCAGAGGAGATCGCCATGTTGTCGATGAAGATGCGGGTCGCCGCGTTCATGGTCGACTGCGAGTCGCGCATCATGCGAGGCACGCCTGTACCCCAGAACTGGTGCGGGTTACGCTCGTATGGGAAGCAGTTGTAAGGAATGCGGCCATCCGGAATCGGGTTCAGCGTGGCGCGGATAACCTTGCCAGCGCAGATCCAGACGTTGCCGTCGTAGTCGTCATCCTCTTCGGAGCCTTCTGGGAGCTCAGCGCCTGCCTCGAGAAGGTCGGTGCCGTTGATCGATCCCCAGTACTCGAGCACTTCGAACCTGTTATTGGGACCAGACTGCAGCTTGATGTTGGCGACCTCACGGCGGATACGCTCGTGGTCTTCTTCAACGTGGTTGCCGCGAGGACTGTCGGAAAGGATCTCTTCAATCGCGTCGCTGTCGAAGCCGTCAAGGTCACGCAGGTCGCGGAACTGGCGACGGGTAAGAACATGGCGGCGGAACAAACCATGAAGATCTTCGTTCGACGTCGCGTAAGGGTCTGGATATATGTCGAAAATCGATACCGACTCGATGTCTGGCTTGACCTGCTCAACGACCGTAAGCGAGTGAGCCTGCACGCCGTTCTGGTAGCTGCGCTTCCAGCGCTTGCTGCGTTCGATTCGAACTGTGCCGCCCTTGATGCAGCCAGTGCCGAAGATGCAAGACTCCATGATGGCTTCCTTGATCTTCTGCTCAGCGTTAGCTTCGCCTAGCTGATCGCGGACAAGGATGGTCATTTCAGACGCAGCCATCTTGGCGCGGCGTCTAACCTCGTCACGCACCTGATCCATCAGCTCGTCACGACGCTCATTGATGATGTCGAGAACCATCGTCGGCGAAGCTGCACCAGAGGCCTGCATGATCTCAGCAGTGGCTTCTTTGGTGATCTCCGCCATCTCGAGCGGGTCGAGCTCAGGTATCGACGTGGGATCGATGCTGTAGAAGTCCTGTCCACTCTGGAACAGAAGGTCGACCAGACGCGAAAACGCCGACATCACCTTAGTGCGGGTGAGGCCGACGAATACTTTTGAGCGTGTGCCGGTTAGCTTTGCGAGGACTTCGGGGTCATATTCCCCCAAAAATTGGCGGAAACTCGAGAGCCACTCATCCTCGATGTCGTTACGGGCGTCCTTGTACTCAGTGAACAAAGACTGCAGACGCGGACCAAGACCTTGAAATTCTTCAAGATCTTCCTCACGTTTTTCTACTGGTGCGAATTCTCCATTTTCTTCGTCTTCTATTTCGTCTTCGTACATCAATACCCCACGACACTATCGAACGGCTCGTACTTAGTTGCTACGGTTTTCGTCCTACGGTTACGTGGCATTGAGTTAAGTCCGAATAGAGCTATTGCGTATGCCATCACTCTGTCATCAAAGCAACCCGCCTTCGCATTCGTAATGCCTTTGTCATCAATAACGTAGTTACGCAACTCTTTTACAAGTTCTGTGTCGGATATTCCACTATCGCGCTTACGCAACAAAGCAGCGAGATTATCGATGATCAATGGCTTTGTCTTACTGGACGTGTAGAAACCTGCACGCTTAGTCATTCTGTCTGCATACGCATCGTCGACTGTGTGTTCTACATAGAGGTTGGGGTAACCCAGATCCTGCATGCGGCGGATCGTAGTCAGACCGTGGTTGTTTCGCTCTGGAATGATGTAGGCACGGTTGAACATCTTGCCCAACGCACAGAGCTGGTCACCAAGCTCGTATGGATCGATGTGCAAATGCCATGTCGCCACCTGTCGTCCAAGCGAATCGAGCACCTGAGCCACTGTGTAGTCGCCATGCGCCAAGCCTTCAGCGACGTCGACGCCGATGCAATAGCGCTCGTCCGGATCAATGCGCTTGATCCACTGCTTGTACGACCCCTTCTCGTGCGGCGTGATGTTGCCGTCCTTAAAGCTTCCCTCGATTTCTGGGCTGTAGCAGTTACGCTCTGCATCCATGAGGCAGTCTTCTTCAACGAAGCTGCGGCCAGAAAACAGGAACGCTTCTTCTGGCGTACATGGGTACTCCTGCTTGAATAGATCCAGAGACCCGAGCTCGTCGATCTTCGACCGACGCCAGTTCAGCTTCTCGTTCGACAGGTTGTAAAGAGCCGCTAGCTTGTCCTCTTCCGTTGTGCGGGTGAAGTACGGATCGCACTTCTTCTCGTACTCTGGGAGCCAGAACCAAGGGATAAAGATCACGATCCAATCGCCGTCTCCTCTTAGCGCCTTCATCACTTGGTCGTAGAACCAGCCACCGGCACCGTTCGCTGTGGACTCAACGATCACTTCAGAGTCTTCGGCGGGGACAGACTGCAGCAGGCCTGCCACAATCTCGCCACTATTTGGATAAAAAGCGGCCTCAGATGCATGCACGTAGCGGTTGGTCATGCCTCGACCGATGTTCGTGGATCGCGCCGTACCAATTCGGTATTGGGAGTTCAGCTTCTCGAAGACCATCGTGGTGGTTGTGCTGGTCGCCAGCGGCGGCTTAAAGATCGGGTGAGCTGCGTTGTCGTAGAAATAGCGCACCATTCGGAAGATGGCGGTGGTCGACTCTGCAAGATGGGAGAGCACGAAGGCGTTGGCGTTCTTGGTCTTGGTCGTCTTCCAGAAGAACCGACCCTCGACGTAGGTGGAGATCCCCATCTGCCGCCCTTTAATCACGAGAGCGCGGATACGACCGGTGTCGGCGAGCTGCTTCTCGAGCTTCTCATGGAGGATCATCTGGCCGTAGTTGAGCTTGAAGCGCTTCTCCTCACCGCGCTTGTCGACAATGCGTAGCACGTTCTTCGCATACATGGGGAAGTCCCCCATCAGCTTCTTTGCTACCTGCTCTATTTCCACAAACCCATACCCTTAACAATGTCCAAGCACCAGTCGATGAGCTCGTCATCGCTCATGCGGCGCTTCATATAATTAACTGCGACACAGACCAGTCTTACATTGCCTGCGGAGTACGGTCTGTTCGAGTCGATCCGGTCAATGCTGATGTTGGTTCCGACATCATCGCCTTCGAAGGTGAATGCTTTGCCGGTAACCGCGCAGCGTCCATTCTGTTTCTGGAGGAGCTCGAGCAGGTGAACAAACGTAAAGCAATCGGTTGAAAAGCTCCCGCCTTTGGATTTCCTTTTTGCGTCATGAAAGCGAGCCCTGAGATAAGACTCGACGCATCTGTACTTCGATGCCAGCCTTGTAGGCGGACACGACATGCAACGGAAAGAGTACCGCCCAGTCATAGGATTCAGGCGGTACTCTGATTTGGGCTTCAATTGGCCGCAGTGGGTGCAGCTCTTCTGCACCTACCCACTTTCTTACTTCTTCTTCTTCGCCTTCATGAGCATCTTCATTTTGCCCATCATCTCTTTGGCTTTTGGATCAGCGGCTTTGCCTTTGCCTTTTGGCATCTTGTCCATCTTGTCCATCTTGTCCATCTTCTTACCCATCATCTTCATTTGATTTCTCCACAAGCGGCCAACATGGCCTGTAACTTAGCCTCGTACCCCTTGCGGAGTTCACGCTCAGCAAGCAGTACCTTCACTCTTTCGAATATTCCAGCGCTTTCTGTGACCGTTGGATAGATCGGCGCGACCGGCTGCTCCTTAATGCAAGGCACCGGCACAGGGATCTTGATCTCGATTGGCGGCTTGGCAGCACAGCCAAACAGGAGGACGATTGGCAGCAGAGCTAGGACGCGCATTACTGGTACTCCTTCAGCAGATCGAGGGCGGCAATGCACTCATCGCTGTTCGTCGGAACTGAAACAAGAATGCGGGTTGCCTTACCGGCGTGCCACTTCTCCACGACTCGAGCTTCCTTGAGCGCCTTATCTGCGGCAGCAGCCGATTTTTTTGCAACCGATTCGTATGCCTCAATCTGCGTATTTTGCTTTTCGACCTGCGCAGTCAAGTCTGTGTAGCGGATCTTCTGCTTGAGGAGATCGTTCTCGAGCCCAGCGTTGGACACCCACAACCAACCGATAACACCCAAAAGAATGGCGTACCCAAAAAATCGGCGGAAAACCCAAACACCCTTCAACACTTCAATCATTACCAGATCCCTTGATCTTGCCCCACTCCCTCACTGCAAACGCAGCGGCAATGGCGGTGACTAATAGAGACAGCCCAGTCATGTCGCTGGGAGCCTCATCCTTTACGAGTAGCATGTAGAGAGGAGCAACAACTCCATGCACCGCCATAGTTCCCGCGATCCAGACGCAGGTCATGGGCCTCCACCACTTGCGGATCATGCAGAGTGCAACGGCCTCAAAGTCCAGTAGGCGCTGCTTCAGGCTCAAGCCTCGTTCTCCGAGACGGGAGCACTGGATGCAACGTGGATGGGACCACCAGTTACAGGCACGCCCTTCGGCCAGCGGATGGCAACGCAACGGCTCTTGGCAATGCGCATGATGTTGACGGCGTTCGACTGGTTGCCGCCTAGCACGCGATAGTAGAAACGATCCTCGCCCACGTAGAAGCCAACGTGACCGCCACCCGCACGAGCAAAGACTAAGATCGCGCCTTCACATACGTGAGTGGGACGCAGATTAGATCCGTATTCTTTCCACGCCAGTGCGCGATACCAATGCTTGGGAATGGGATGACCTGCTTCACGCAGGCAGTGGGCAACGAACGTGCCGCACCAAGGGGTCTCATCGTCGCGCCACCAAGCACCAAGCTTAGCGAGCCACGCCTGAATCTTTGTGTTGTGTTTCGGTCCAGCGACTTCCTTTAGGCCAACAGACTCGCGAGCAGTCTTCATCCACATTACTTTTTCTTTCGTGCAGCTCTCATGTTGTCCACGAGGTTCGGGTATGGGCGACCAGCCTTCTTGGCTGCAGCCTTAGCGCTGGCCTTCTGACCGTCAGTCAGTGGCGTCGACTTCTTCTTTGGATTTGGTTTGTCCCACACCTTCTTCATGTCTTCACCTCAGTAGTGATATTCGTCCACGTCTCCATAGCGCGTGAAGTCATGATTTTCCACAGCAAAGAATTCCCCCGATGCCTTGAAGTCTGGAGTAAGGACTTCCTTTGGCGTCAGCGAGATGTCGTAAAGGCGCATCCGATTATTGGGATAGGCGCAGAACTGTCCGTTCTCAAGCGCGAGGATATTCATCGCCTTGTGCTCAGACGGGATCTCAGAGGTGCCGCAGTCGACCACATCGTTGTCTGGGTGGTAGTTGTCTAGCGTGAAGAGATACTCCGCCCTGACAGTGTCCCCGCTACGCAGACGCGCCTCGTACTGCATGCTGGCGATAAACTGTTTACAGATCGCGACCACGCCATAGTCCATGCAGTTCCAGAACTGGAGATCCGACAGCGGGTAATCTGGCGTAGGAGTTTCTGGCCGCGACACAAAGGCCGAGATCGGCAGCTTGTCGAAGAAGGCACCGTACTCTGGAAGGTACGTTTCAAAATACAGGGCGCGGCCAGAGATTGACTTAGCCGTAACCCACACGCCTTTGACGAACTCTCCATGACCGTCCTGCATGTCGCGCAGATATTCCTTGCGCACCCACACAGCTTGAGAGGGGACGTTGACGAGTAGCGTACTCACCACTTCACCTTGTCGGCCCAATAAGCCGCCGACATGTTTCCTTTGTCGATGTTCTTCGCGTGACGCGCCTTGAACGCTGCATTTCGCTTGGAGCCGTCCGGAGATCCCTTCACGCCTTGCTGGCCGAAGCGGATCGTCTTCACTGTGTCGCCAGACTTGGCAACAACGACGTGGGACTTTGTGGGATGGGAAGGAGTGGCCTTCGGCTTGTTGTAGCCGGATACGCCTGCTCGCTCGAGACGGGGATCTTTCTTACTCACCACAATCCTCTCTACCGCCATTGCTCCTTTATGGCCTGTGACTCAACTAGCACCCGCTCTAGTGGGTACTTCTCTCGCCGCTCCTTACGGGGCTTCTTCTTCCTTATCTTTCGATCCACGCCACTAAGCACCCAAGACGGATGAGGAAGGCTCCCTCGTAGACTTCAAAGCCAAAGCTGAAGACGTTGAAGGACAGGCAAAGGTTGAAGCTGGACGAACCATTGCCGATTGACAGACCAGAAAGTTTTTCACGCATGCAGCGTAACTAATGCCATTGTGCGGCATAGGCAACAGTCAATCATTCTTCGCATAACTCTTATGTGGGAAACATGATTTGGTTATTTTTATTTTTTTTGGTTTCGTTTCCTAAAAAGACCCACCGGTCTGTTATGGATGGGGTTGGGGAGTAGGGGTACGAAACATAGAGCTACACAGTGAGATAGGTCTTATGGAACCGCAGACGCGAGGGCGGGGGTCTGGCACCACGTCCCCCCCCTCCCCCTCCCCCCTATGCACACACGCGCCGCACAGAGGGCATGCCACCTACGATCCGCAGCCGTTTTCCGCTGGGAAAAAGCCCAAGGCCAACGCAAAATCCAAAGCCCTAGAAAAAAACCCAAGAAAAACAGAAGGCAAACGACGACAACCTAGTCAGGGTCGTGGTCGTATGCGTACCTATTGCAGCGTGTCGCTGTCCTCTTCGTCGCTCATGTCTAGGTTTGCGAGGAAGTCGCCGCCATTGATGGTCTCGATCTGTTTCTTCTCCGGCGCGAAGATCCCTTCGACCTTGCCCAAGAGCTCGAGAGCGCGGATGCGTGCGGCTGCGGGACTGTCATCGTCCTTGGCCTCAGCCATCAGCTTCGAGACGATCCAATCAGCATCGAGAGAGAGCCTCTCCTTCTGCTCTGTCAGCGTTGGCTTCAGCCTCTTCTGGATCTTGTCCATCTTGAGCAGGTCACAGGCGGTCACTCGCGAACCTTTCGGTGCATAACCTGCAGTGATAGCTGCTTGCGATCCGTTGCCACCATTGGCGATGTAGGCGTGGATGAAAGCCTGTTGCTTGGGCGTGATGTAGTCAGGGTTCTGGCTAGCCATGATGCGTGCCTTACCCTCTGGGCTAAGCTCTTTGTCTTTACTCATGTGTCTGTCCTCAGTTGATCTAGTGTCTCTCCCTATACAGTCTTACTCTCCTATTGGAAACAAGAGTACGGGATTGCCGCCCTCTGGGTTTTTCCGCCGAATTTTTGGGGCTGGCTTGACGCCTTCATCCCCTCCGATTACTGGGGGCTCGTTCACTACACAAAGGAGGCATGAACATGTACATGAAGAACCAACCCATGATCGAGCGCGTTTCCGCTGGTCTGTACTATGTCGATGTTGGCGACAAGGCTTTCGAGATCACCTGCAAGCATCGCGAGATCTGGAAGGCCTATGAGGTGACCGAAGACACTGTCCGGTTTATCCAGTCATTCCCTACTAGGCGCGAAGCTGTCGCTGCCTGTGTGGCTATGGCTTAGTCTCTCTCCCCTATATGGGAATGAACAGGGGTCGGCATCGCTGGCCCCTTTTCTTTTTTCCGCCGAAATTTTGGGGACGCCTTCATCTCGCTGACGCCTAGCCTTCCACACTGGCATCAAGATCAAACACGATTTTTGCTACAACATGAAATACGGGAAACACTACATCCACTACATGAGATCCACATGAACAAGATAATGGCCTACATATAAGTCAGAAAGGTAGTTATGGCTTATATGTAAGTTTTTGGGGTCGCTGGCCCTTGGGTTTTCCCGCCGAAATTTTGGGGCGGTCTGATGCTGGTTCTAACGGCCTCTGCAGAAACCTCCCAACCCATTCGATGTTCCCCGCTCAGACCAGCACGGGCGCTAACCTCTGAATAAGTCCCACTGGCCGAAACCAGCGGGGGCCACCGCCGCAGCGATGACGTGGAAACTCTAGGCGAAGTTGACGAAGGCGAGGCCCACTGTCACCGCTAACCAGATGAAGCGCTCAGCCATCTTGATTGCACCAGATTGGTTAGTCGCTGACTTTTCCAGTGATCGCAGCCGCCCTTCGTGATCGTCGATGGCCTCCCTGTGACCGTGTAACCGTTCATCCACCCGCGACAGCAGCCGCAGCGCATCCGCTATGGATTTCATTTCTTCTTCGATCCGCCCAAGGCGGTGGTCAATGGCTGGCAAATCCACAACAGGTCTCACTGGTTAATCACTGCCATCTCCATATCATCGAGTGACGTTGTACGCGAGTGCAAACAAAGTTTTCTCGAAACTTTTTCAATACCTTATTCACCATGCATCGAGTAAATGCATTTTTATGTACGAATGTGGGTTGACGCATCAAATTACCTTCGACTATTAACTAGGACATCGAGACAACGCCGCCGCGAGGCTCCCACCGTCTCCGTTCTTTGACATCGTTAAACGCTTGATACCTACGGGGGCTCCGGTCCCCGCTAGGATCATCACACCGCAGTCCGCTGCCGTCTGGTGATTTTAGCAAGGAGAACTAACATGGATAAGTACACTTTCACTATGGACCGCGAACAAGCCGACACCATCTTCAAGTTGATTGAGTCGGACATAGCGGCGCACAAGAACTGGATCGCTTCCAGCGTTGAGGCAAACCAATATGAGCGAGCTCAAACACTCGTTCAAAACCTTCGTCACCTGCGAGACCTGTACAGAGGCTTCAACCTTGCAGCTAAGCATGACATCGCTGCCGCCAAGCAGGAGGCGATGCCTACAGAGATCGACATCCGTTTCTAACACCACCAGACGGCGGGGTTCCTACTCCGCCGCGAGGATGGCGCTAGTGCCAAATACGAAGGGAATATTTATGTCACTGAATTGGAACGTATCGAACATCGCGAACAGCGAAGCAGTCTGTTTCTTCAACTACAAAGAGGACGGCGAGGCCAAGCGCCGACTGACGCAGTCCACCGAAAACTTGATCTTCCTCACGATGGTCGTGGGCTTGGGCCGGATCACCGAAAGCAACTACAAAGAGTTCTACAAGCGGATCGCGCTGTTCGAACGCCTTCGGGGTTGTGTGCGGGTCAAGAAGAGCGACAGAGGCGGGTTCGTTGATGATCCCTACACGCTCGAGGATATCCGCCAGCACATTGGCCTCACCGTTAACGTGTCGGACGAAAAGCCAGACGCATGGCGTAAACGGATTCTGAAGAGCTGGGAGCATGATCTGGTGATCGAGCGCCACCACTAAGTCGAAACCCCTTCGGGGGTCTGGTTGGGACTGACCGCCCACCACTGATGAGACAGGTCACGAATGGAGAAAGTACATGGTTGAAGCATTTAAATCATTTGTTGCTGGCTTGGCCGTTCTGGTCGTTGCCAGCCTAATCATCGTCCAGCCCCGCTACATTGGCTATGGCTGCAAGAACGCAGATGTTCCGCTGTTCGCTAAGTACGAAAGCGACTTCCCCGCATGTGAGCGGATCGAACCAATTTTCTAAGGGAGAGTACCAATGTCACAAGTAATCGATCTTGACCGCTTCGCCACCAGAGGCGAGGCCGCAGTAGTAAAACGTCTAGTCCGCATCATCCTCGAGCGCGGGTACATGGTCAGCATCAATGACGGCGAAGAGTGGACCGTTACCCTGAGCACTGACCGCAACGAGATCCTGTCCGCCCTCGCAACCACTGGCGAGGACATCGTCCGCCTTTACAAGGACGGCGAACGGGTTGGATCGCTCTGGCTGGTCTACGGCAACGCTGAGGACGGCAGTGAGCTGATCGCGGATCACAGTGACAACGATGCATGCCTCAGCATCTGCTGGGATCTGTACCCCGACTGACTTCCCCAGACTGCGGTTCTTCGGAGCCGCAGCGAGGATGAATTCAGCAAGGAGAAAGTAAATGACTATCAGAAGAGACAACGTCGAATATCACCAAGGCTATAGAGATTTTGGTCGCGGCGTTAAGGACACAGAATGCCCCTACAACTATCGTGAAGAGGGCGACGATTGCCGATACAACCGTTGGCAGTTGGGTTGGATTGATGCGAAGCATCAGGCTATGTGGGCGCAGAGCGCAGATCAGTATTAATCAATCAGTAGGAGAAAGTGAATGACCGAAGAGAAACTGGATGACTACACCGCCGTCATGATCGCTGAGGGCGTCGAAGATGCGGACTACCACCGCACCGTCGAAGCTTGGCAGTACCTGCATGACACTGGCCTTGCCTACCGCCTCCAAGGTTGGTTTGGCCGCACCGCTCAGTCGCTGATCGATCAAGGGATCATTGGCTAGTAGTCGAAACGCCTTCGGGCGTCTGGCGGGGTTGCCTCCCGTCACTGATGAGACAGGCAAAGGAGAAGAAGAATGGATATCTCAACCGCACCTTGGCTTTTGGAGGTAAGACCTACAAAAACCGGAACGATCCTGCAGGTGATCGACCAGCACCACCACGCCTTAGCAGTGGTGAAGGACAAAAGTCGGAACAAGCTGGCTAACGCCTATTTGATGGCCGCTGCTCCCGAAATGCTTCAGGCACTCGACCACGTACTGAGAGCCAATCGGCGCAGCGAGGCCTTAGATCAAAACGGCAATCTGCATCCGTTTCTCATCTATGTGATCGAGGAAGTAATCAACAAAGCGAAAGGGAAAACCAATGACTGAAGGACAACTACACCTAGCAATCCGCTGCGGCATCTTCGCGATCATCGTGATCGCCGCCAACCTTTACGCATAAGGGAGAAAATACATGGACGATAATCTCCAACACGAAATGCAAGGAATGATCGGCGTCTACGGAATTGAAGAAGTGGCGCTCGCTGTGGTTAAGAGCCAAGAGCGGTACTTTGATGAGATGCTGGCTGGCCTACTAAGCGCTGCGAAAAACGCTTTGGCGGATCTTGAAGGCATCATGCCGGAGCTCGAGCCTAGCGGAGACAGACAGCACCCCGCATGGCGGACTATCGAGGAATTGCGCTTCGCAACACGCATCGCTGAGTGCATGTGCTGATGCAGTGGCGCGTGATCCTCATGGCGGATGGCAAGAGCGCTGTCCGCCAAGTTAAAGCCAACAGTGCTGCACTCGCGAGATGGACAGCCGTTAGCGATTACAAACTAGAAACCGGACTCGATGCCACTGTGGAACACATGGTGCGCACCAATCGTTGATGTATTTACATGCTTGACGCATAAGAACAGCGTCACTAGGAGCATTTATAGAAAGGATTCGATATGAAACAGGACGTTTACGAAACAGTCACCGCCAAGGTTCTCGAGATGATGGAGACGCATGGCGCTAACTGGATCAACCCATTCGCTCGCAAGGGCAAGGCGCTTCAGCCGCACAACATCATCAGCAACAAGACCTATCGTGGCATCAACCACCTCATGCTGCTCTGGTCGCCTTACGAAACGTCTGCTTGGGGAACCTTCAAGCAGTGGAACGAGAAGGGCTGCAAAGTCATTAAGGGTGAGAAGTCCACCCCCATCGTCTTCTGGCAGTTTCTCGAGAAAGAAAACGAGAAGGGCGATAAGGTCACCATCCCGTTCCTTCGCCAGTATCACGTCTTCAACGTCTCGCAGGTCGAGGGTGATTACGCTGACCGTCTGTTGACCTGTACAGATACTGGTACAGGTGCAGAAGAGATCGCGGTGGCTGAGGATTTTTTCCGCCAGATCCCTGCGGACGTGCATCACACGGCCACTGGTCGTGCGTACTACAACCCCATGAAAGACTTCATCAGCATGCCAGCTAAGGACGTGTTCGAAGACACGCCGACAAGCAGCGCAACTGAGTGCTACTACAGCACCCTGTCGCATGAGCTGACGCACTGGACAGGACACACGTCACGTCTGGATCGTCTCGAGAAGTCACGCTTCGGTGATGAGACCTATGCGCGTGAAGAGCTGGTCGCTGAGATCGGCGCTGCACTGTTGTGCGCTCACCTCGAGATCAGCGCGACCCCTCGCCCAGATCATGCCCAGTACCTCAACGGATGGATGAGGGCGCTGTCCGACCACAAGAAAGAATTTATATCAGCAGCGGCGGCTGCATCTAAGGCCGTCGATTTCGTTATTGAAGCAGCAGGAAAGGAAGCCTAATGATTAAGATCGATCCCAAGCGCAAAACGCGCATCTCTTCAGACAGTGTCTGGCCCCTACGCAGTGCAACGGGGCTGACCTTTGCTGAGGCGCAGAAGGGCACGTTGAGAGGAAAGCATGTGACACTGAACGACCACGTCATCACCGCCATCAGATCACTCGAGGCCGCAAACGAGATCAGATCCGCGAATGCTCACCTGCCCTACCTCGAACGGCCACAGGTTCATGACGATCTGCTGATCCAATTGCTGGAGGCGATGATTGCCTTCGACGAAGAGCCACAAGGAACCATAGAAGAGCTGACCCGCGAGGATGAAGAGTACATAACCCGCTTCCCCTTACCGGACGATGCTGAGTGGGATTACGCAGTCGCCATAGGTGCAGCATGAGCGACTACCTAAAACTACTCGCCAAGAACGTGCCTCCAATGCCCAAAGAGCATCTACTCAAGCTGAATTCAGAACAGCTACGGGCTTACGAGAAGTCGCGTAACGAGAGATCAAAGGAGCAAAGCAAATGACCAATGATAAAGACAGCGAAGACGCACTGCTTATCGCCTACTTGTTAGGCGTTAAGCACGGCAGAGCTGAGCAGAACACACAGACCGATGCGAACATCATTGCAAACGAGCGCAAAGCTATCGCTGCTTGGCTGCGCGGTGACGTGCCAACGGATTACACCGACCCCGAATATGACATAGGCCGGAACCTTGCGGACGCGGTTGAACGCGGCGCGTATCTACAGGAACAAAGCAAATGACAGACGATAACTGCATCCACGGCGAAATCGACGCCAACAACATCACAACCCATGCTGATATGAAATTAAGCATTGGGGCATCCACGCCGCCGCCACCGACTATCCTTATCCAAAACCCAGACACGGGCCGTCACCTGTTGAGTATTCACCCCGACGGCACGGTGACAGGCGAGATTGAGGATACGTCCGAAGCGGCGCGGGTGTTCGTGGAGCATATACGCAGGATGATTGCACAGCCCACACAGAGCGAAGCCCAAGCGGCAGAAATCGAACGGCTGCGAACCGAAGCAAAGGCGCAGTTCGACCGTGGCTATTACGATGGCAGCACACACCCGATTGTGCGGCACGATGCGCTGCGTGAGGCTTTGGAAGCTGCGCCACTAATAGGCGCTACTGAAAGCGCGGAAAGTTTCAAAGCGCGTCAAGACGCATGGCTTAACGGGCAATATCGCGCAGCACTGGACCAAAGCAAATGACCGATAAACCCCTATCCAGATGGCAGAAGGGATTTAACAGCGGCGTTGAAGAAGCGGCCAAGGCACTAGAGGCTGACGCCAAGCTATGCGATTGCGCTGCGCGGGAAGAAAGCGAGTGCGGTTGTGGGGCGTGGGCTGACTACAAAACCATCACATCGGCAAGGGCGGTTGAGATTGTCCGACAATTGCAGGAGCAAAGCCAATGATCCGCCGCATCATCGAGTGGATCATAGACCGCCTGTCCAAAGACCAAAAGGATTGCGACCAATGAAACCTGTTAAAGAAACGGGGATTTTTTAACATGACCCTGCGCCAGTTCCTCTTTGACAACTTTGGCTGGGACATTTACGAGTGGTCACCAGACGAAATTAGATTTTAAGAATACCCCACCCCAACTCCTTTCAATCTCGACAACTACGGCGGGATAGACGGCTAGACAGCGGAAGCATCAAACACCTTTGGGTGATGGGGGTCATAGACAGTAGGGTGTGAATGTCTAGCAACGTAGCAATTTTTGATCAGCGGCGAACATAAAAAGAACAGCCGCAACTCTCTCTAAACACACAACTATTTTTTTCGACTGATGCAAACACATTAGTTGAAGCACCACTGCTTTAGCCGTATGGCTGGAGGTTCCACCTATGTAATGGAGAATTACAATGCAACTACCGACTGACTACCAATCCTATATTCACAAGTCCCGTTACGCACGCTTCATCGACGAGAAAGGTCGCCGCGAACATTGGGATGAAACCGTCTCGAGATACTTCGACTTCTTCGAGGAAGAGCTCGAGACCCACAACGGACACAAGGTGTCTGCCAGTCTGCGTAGTGAGCTCGAGGACGCTGTCCTAAGCCTCGCCGTCATGCCATCCATGCGTGCGCTGATGACCGCAGGAGAGGCTCTGAAGCGCGAAAGCGTTGCTGGCTATAACTGTAGCTACCTGCCTATAGATCGGCCCAAGGCGTTCGCTGAGGCGCTCTACGTTCTCATGTGCGGTACAGGCGTTGGCTTCTCTGTCGAGCGTCAAGAGATCAGCAAGCTGCCAGTTGTGCCTGAGCACTTCGACCGCACTGCATTCGACGTCATTGTGGGTGACAGCAAACTTGGTTGGGCAGAGGCGTACCACACGCTACTGACATGTCTATACGCTGGCACTATTCCTAATGTGGACTACAGTCAGATCCGTCCAGCAGGTGAACGTCTTCGCGTCTTCGGTGGTCGTGCGTCTGGCCCAGATCCTTTGCGCGACTTGTTCGAATTCACGATCCGCACCATGCGTAATGCTGCTGGCCGTAAGCTGAACAGTCTCGAGGTACACGAGATCGTCTGCAAGATCGGTGAGATCGTGGTGGTTGGTGGTGTCCGCCGCTCCGCTGAGATCAGCCTTTCGAATCTGTCCGACCAGCGCATGCGTGACGCCAAGTCTGGTAACTGGTGGATGGACAAGCCATACCTTGCGCTAGCCAACAACTCCGCTGCTTATACAGAAAAGCCAGAGGTTGGTCAGTTCATGGATGAGTGGTCCGCTTTGTACCGCTCGAGATCCGGTGAGCGTGGCATCTTCAATCGTGAGGGAGCCATCAACAAGATCCTGCGTCTTGGTCGTCGTGACCACCGCTATGACTTTGGCACTAACCCATGCGGAGAGATCGTGCTGCGTCCCCGTGGCTTCTGCAACTTGACCGAAGCTGTGGTGCGTGAGAACGATAGCCTTGGTGACCTTAAAGAGAAGGTGCGTCTCGCATCGATCCTTGGCACTTGGCAGTCCACCCTCACCCGCTTCAACTTTATCGAGCCAGAGTGGCGGCGCAATGCAGAGGAAGAGCGCTTGCTTGGCGTGTCCCTCACCGGCATCTATGACAACCCACTGATGCGTGGTGACAACGGTCTTGATCGTTTGGGTACGGCGCTGGAGAAGCTGAAGGCGACCGCCATTAAGGCTAACCGTCTCGAGGCTCACGACATTGGGATCAACCCATCTGTCGCCGTCACTACCGTCAAGCCATCCGGCACTGTGTCGCAGTTGGTGAACAGCCCAAGCGGAATCCACCAAGGGCATGCGCAGTACTACATCCGGCGCGTGACTGGTGACAACAAAGATCCAATCACCGCCTTCATGGGTGATGCTGGCATTCCTAACGAGCCGCATGCTTCGAAGCCTCAAGGCATGACGGTCTTCGCCTTTCCGGTGAAGCTTGGCGACGGTACTACTACTCGCGATGACGTGACTGCATTGCAGCACCTCGAGCTGGTTCGCGCCTACAACACGCATTGGTCGGAGCACGCTGTGTCCTGCACCATCAGCGTTAAAGAGAATGAGTGGCCGACCGTTGGTGGCTGGGTCTTCGATCACTTCGATGACATCTGTGGCCTGTCGTTCCTGCCTCACTTCGAGGGCGATAGCTCTTACACGCAGATGCCTTACGAGACGATCAGCAAGGCTGAGTACGAGCAACGTCTCGATGCAATGCCAAAGGAGATTGATTGGGCTGGCCTCGCCTTCTATGAGAAGGGGATCGACACAGTGACTGGCACACGCGAACTGGCGTGCGTTGGTAACACCTGCGAGATCGTAGACGCACAGTCTTTATAACAACGGGAGGGGGCTTCGGTCCCCTCCAATACAAGGAGGTAGATATGCTACTAGGTGAAATTAAAGCGGAAGCCCTTCGGATCTGGGATATCCGCGACAGGGATCTGATTGGCGACAATCGTTTTGTTGAGATGACGCGCCCCCGCATGGCTTTGTACAAGGTCTATCGAGATCGGGGTATGTCACTGACGCAGATCGGTCGCTACTTAAAGCGTGATCACTCAACTGTTCTGAGTGGTCTGCGCAGGATCGAAGTCGTTATGGCGAAAGACCCGACCTACAAAGAGCAGGTCGAGTTGCTCGCATCATTTTCTGCTAATAATCTTAAAGTCTGAGATCGGAACTTCGATCATAGGCTCTTTGTCTTCCCAATCCCCGCGCTTCGTTGTCCCTCCGAAGACTACGTTGATGGGGGTTGGGACATTGATATAACCAACGCAGTCCTGCCACTCCACGATGAGCATCGACATGATGCCCGTGTCTCGAGATAGCGACAGCAGGTTCATGTATTTGTGCAGCGAGACTTGATAGGTGGGATACGTGTGTATCGGATTTCCCCGCGACTTTAGCTCAGCCCACGACATGATCTCTTTCCCACGCAGCAGCGCAAAGTCCGCTGAGTAGCGGCGCGGAAGCTTTACAACCTCCACCCCCCATTTGTCCGCCAACACAGTGATGACGGCACGCTCATTAGCTAGTGTCTTTTCATTCTCATAGATCAACGGACCATCTTTCTCTGCTCTTTCCAAAGGGATAAAACTAAGCACTCCACTAGTGAACGCGACCAATAAGGATCAGCATCAAGCGGTATGTCGTCGATAGCCTCTCTCCGCTTTTCCTTAGTAGGTATCTTAAATATTCTCTCCGCAAGACAACCCACCATGTGATCGCGGACCAGAGCGCGGAACTCTTCCGGAACATGGCTATCGATCCACTGCATTCTTTCTTCATGTGTATTTCCCCTTGCCGCTTGCTCTGCCCAGACCATCGACTTCAGGCGCTGCGCCTTCGGTCCAACCTTCTTCACTGCATAAGTTCCAGCAGTGTCTTCAGCGGAATGACGGCCACAGACTTCTCGTTGTCAGCACGCAGGATCAGGCCAGCGTTCTCACCCAAAGCCTCCATCATCCATGCTGGTAATTCCTTCCTGCGCTTAGCCTCAAACACCCACGGCGTCTCACTGAAGGATGGCGTGATCTCCACGTCACCCTTGGCGTAGCTGGTTGCTCCAGACAGCGGCACGCGCTGTGCGAACAGACCAAATTCCTTGGCTTGGTTAACGAGCTCGCGCTCGTACACCGCACCCTTGGTTCTCGACATCTTTCCCATCAGTTACCCTCTCGCAAACGTGTATTTAATTTCCTGCCAGACCGTCCGACCATCGAAGATCCTGCGCAGAATGTAGCCCCTAGCTACAGAGACCACCGTAAAGATGCCGGTGATAATCAGGTTCTGGGTCCATGTGACGGGGATATCCATTGCAGTTGCCACGAAGTACCAAGTGATCAGCGAGATAAAGAACCCCACCGACGTATTGGTCACCGCTTCCATGAAGCTATCCATCTTGTGCTGTTTCATACATCATCCTTTTGTGTGTATTTATTTGTGTAGTGGTGAGGGTTGCGGTCGCCGTAGATCTCGACGTTCTTTGCCGCCAGTTCGTTGAGTTGCTCATAGAAATTGGCACTGCGCGGAGGGCGATCATCCTCACACTTACCTTGGATCATTGCGTCACGCAGCACTACCAGCGAGCAGATCGCTTTGGTTACGTGGCTGAGCTGAGAGTCCGGATCAGTGTCTTCACCTTCCCACCAACTAAACAAGTGACGGATCGTTGCGTCGTAATAGACCGATGCCCTTACGCCTACACCGCGATAGTTGTGGCGACCGTACTTCAGTGCGCCTTCGAGCATCCCTACTCCTACCTCAGCTAGCACTGCTGCTGATACGGTGGACATGGGAGCTTTCTTTATACCGACAGCGTCCTTCGGGTTCGTTGGCTTCTGGGTTTTTTCCGCCGATTTTTCACCGACGATTAACGGGAACACGTTCTCATCTAAGTCTCCCGCATGCCGCCAGTAAATGATGTCGCCACCCAAACCAGAGTGCTTCCAGAAAAGCTTCTCCGACGCCCTGCCCATGAGCGCTTCACCGCCACGCAGAACAACATCCACTAAGCCAGATGGTCGCCACTCCCCCTTCTTAGCGCCATTCCACGCTGTCCAATGGGCGACGTGCTCTTCACTCATGTCGCCGTACATATATAAGCGCTCGTTCTCCTTCATCTTGCGCATATATTCGTGCTTATCCATTACCGTTCTCCTTAACTAGGCTCTGGCACTCAGCCAGTAACTCCTCTTGCGTTCCAAACATCTCTTCGAACCTGCGCTTCCAAGGGTGGACGGACACGTAGGAACCTGCGCTATCACCGCCTTGGTGATGTAGGTAGCAAAGAGGAAGCGTCTTGAAGTGAGCGCCAGTCTTCGTGCGTCCATCGATGTGGTGGATTGATACTCGTGGTTGATACATGCCAAGCTGCTTGCATGCGATACAACCAAGCTCACCTATCGCATCCATCCATAGGCGCTCTTCTGCTGTCGGCGTCCGTCCCTTCATGCTCAGTACTTTTTGCCGCCATCCCGCATGCGGTTCTCGATCTTGTGATCTTCGCGGCTCATGTTGTAGAGGATCTTCTCCATGATGGCCTCACCAATGTCGAATCCCTTGGCTGCTGACAGGTCAAAGATCCGGATCACCGCATCGGCGAGCTCGACCTCGAGTCCTGAGCGATGAGGAAGCTTGTCGTCCATCAATCCCTTGCGGTCCGCCTCCATCGCCTCCGCTACTTCGCTGACGATGAGCATCAGCACCTCGCCCACATTGCGCGTGTCGTGCGTAGACTGACCAGTCTTAAGATCCGTCCACCAGCCAGCGGCTTTGTTGATGTCGAAGATCGTGCGCGATAGCGCCGTCACCACTGATGCGTATAGGACAAGCGCCTCATGCGACTTGCCGTTGTAAGTTGATGGATCAATCATGTGTTGTAGGCTTTCCGTTCTAGTCGCAGCGTTGCTGCCTTTGTTCTCCAGTACTCGAAGGCGATCTCTCTCGCCTTCAGCTCTGCCTTTGCATAAGCAAGGTCACCCTTGGCTACACCATGATCAAGTCGCGCCGCATAGACCGCATCACTTTCGTCTGCGTACCTTGCTTGCGCGGCTGCGCTCTTGTTGCCGTTCATCTCGCCCTCGAGCATTGCCTTGGCAATGACGCGCTTGACGTCGGCCTCTGTCTTAAGGACGCGATACTCCGCATCACGCAACATGACGGCGACTTCGCGGATATCCTGAGCAAAGTTTTCCTCAGTCACGGTCGCCAACCATCATGTGAATGTGTTCCATTTTTGCAATCTCGAGCGTCGAAATAATGTCTGGGATATAGGCATCAGTAGATGCCATGAACAGGCCACCATCCTTCTTCCATCCAACAAGAAACAACGTCTCGAACATCTCTACTTTGTCGAGCGCTGCAGTTAGGATTACTTCGGGTGGAATAATTTCATGGGTGATGTCTGGCCCTCCCTTGGGAAAGCGGATCACGTTGTCGTTGTCGCTCATATAAATTCCTCTTCCATATCAACAGCCGGAGCAGGCTGAGAAAAACTCACATACTTTCGCGGCTGCTCTCCGCGCTTGTTAATGAACTGCATTGCTTTGCCGCCCCAGTAGGTTCCGATATAACCCTCCCACTCACCATTGCGCTGCTTGCTGCAGGTGAGGCGTGAGTCGGGGATAGCCAAGAGCTCAGGCGGAACGGGCTCATACTCGCTGAGCTCCGATAGCTCGCGTTCTTTCTTCTTGTTGCGCCAGATCGTGAGGACAGTGTCCGCCAAGTCTGTAATAGAGCCCGAGCCCTTCACATCCATTTTGCCGGTTGGGGTTTCCTCGTTCTCGCCCTTCCGCGAGTGAGTGACTAAGAACACTGTGGTTCCAGTCGTGTTCTTGAAATCGCATAGCTCCTCCATAAATCGTTTCTGAGCACTGTAATCGTCGTCGTCGATACCACATTTGGACATGTTGTCTATGATAAAAACATCAATGCCGTATTTCTTACGTGCATAACGGAAGACCTCGAGCATCTTCGTTGTCTTCGCTGTGCCGACAAGATCGAAGAGCCATAGCTTCTGCGCATACCAGTCGATGCATGCGTTGGCATAGGCCGGTGTTGGATCTCCAGTTGCTATACCCGCTGCCTGTCTGGTCAGGCGTGTGAGCAAACGACGCGCTGGCATTTCCATCGACGCGATGCATACACGTTTGCTCTGAGCCATTGCGTCCAAAGCGAACTGCCCCGCCAGCTGTGACTTGCCGTGTCCGTTTACACCGTTAAGGATCACGAGCTCCGCATCGCGGAACCGCAAGTTGCCTTCAAGATCTTCGAGCAATGGCTGGAAGCCACGGCTGTCTTGGTCGTTGTTGTACAGCTCGCGAAGGATGTCCTCGCGATAGTCTGTTGCGCAGCGCAGCTCTTCCGGATCGTAGCCAGCGGCCAGATCGCGGATCGCTTTGATGTCCACGCCAGCTAAGAGACACTCGTTGAGATCCTTATGCGGCAACGAGGCTCGTATGCAGCGGTGAATGCCAAGCCTGTCAGCAATCTCTCGAGCCGCGAGCTCACCCTCTTCGTCCATGTCCAGCGCCAGCACGATAGTTTCGAAGCGCTCGAGGTTGTCGAACTCGTTCTCAATCCATTGCTGCTTCGCACCCTTCCCTCCGCCAAAGGGAACGGACATCGCCGACACACCCATCTGGTATCCCGCCATCGCGTCGTACTCACCCTCAGTGATCCATATCTCTCGAGCATTTGGATCAACTGCTTGCCAGCCGAAGAGACATGGCATCTGTCCTGCGGATGTCGGCCCCTGCTTCTTCTTGTCCTTGGTGTCGCGGAACTTGATCATCCGCGTTTCACCGTTGGGATCTATGAAGGGAAACAGGATGCGGTCGCCGTCGACGGCGATGCGAAACGCCTGCAGTGTGTTAGAAATAAGACCACGGTTTTCTAACAAGAACTCCTCTATCGAAGAGCCCTCTACCTTGCGGATACGCTCAGGTTTTAGGGGTTTTTGGTATTCCTTCTGCGTCGTGACGAATGATGGGCGCTCGACGCCAAGCCACGAGCGGATTTCATCCATTGCTTCGATCAAGCTCAGATTGTGTACCGCACGCCAGAGGTCGACCAAATCGCCGCCACTCTCTCCAGTTGAGAAGTCGCTCCACACACCAGCCTTCGGGCCAGTCATGTGGACGCGCAATGACTGCCCCTTCTCCCCGCCTAGTCCGCCGACGCAGTACTCAGCGCCGTTGATAACTCCTGCTGGCATGAGATGCCGCAGCGTTGGAAGCATGTTGCCGTTGAGGCGCTCC